CTGTGGAGCAGGTGATTACCAAGGTTGGGATGGACATCTCAACGAAGTGATTGGGCTTGCATTGAAGGGAAGTACCGACAAGTTTTATGAAGGTGCTCCAAAAGATGAGTGTAAGGCAAGACACACCCTGTTGCGAATGCTCTTTCAATCACAACACATTCGTGGTGGTGTTATTGAACAGTGGGCCACCAAAATGGAAGGAACCCTTAAGGGTTTTGGGTGGCCCAGTGGAAATGCACTTACTGCGCCAGGCAATTCAGATATGAACCTGGCTTCATTCTGTTACCATTACGTCCAACAACATGATGGTGACGTTTCGAAGATACCAGAGTTTTTCAAGCTCGTTATGTTGATCGTCATTGGTGACGACAACACATTCGCCGTGAGTGAAGGGTTGGAAGAGATGTTCATTGAATCCAATATAGCCGTGACACTCGCAAAGATGGGCATGATCTTGACCTCAGATGTGAAGGGTGAAGTGAACACAAAGATGCGTCACCTCACCGAAATTTCGCTAATCAAGCGCAAGTTCAGGTATGACGAGTATGTTGCGAGGTGGGTTGCACCCCTGGATTTGGATGTTGTCATTGAACAATGTATGTGTACCCAAAACACATCATACTTGGCAACAGCCATCCAGAATTTGAACGTGACTGTCCGTGAATTGTCATTGCACGGCCGCGAGGTTTTTGACGAGTGGATGCCAAAGTTGCGCGCATTCTACGGAAAACACTTCATTGTGGATAGCGAGTCGTGGGAGACGGTCATTCAGACCGCCTGCAACTCGACCATTTTCCATCTATGAAAAAGCACCCCCATTCAGGTTAAGGGGAAAACCTGGAGTGGATAGGCCGACAGCCTGCTCTACTGAAGAGGAATGCGAGGACCAACATGAAACTAAGTCCAATAAAGAATTCCGATTTGACCAAAGACCAGCGCTCTGTGTATTGATATTAAGACTTGTCCCCGGAAAGGTTTATCAATCACAAATGTCCAACACGACCAAAAACACTTCTGATGAGCTCGGAAACTACACCCAGACCTCAGGGATCGAGCCGTCAACGTCCACGACCATTGTCCGAGATGATGCCGACACATCGTCAGTTACAGCGGGTGTCGATCGTTTACGACTTCCCATCATCAACTCAGTTACTGTCACGGGATCCCAACGGCTTCACGATTTCTTTCGAAAGCCTACCAGACTCACCACAGGAAATCTCACGACCACAGACGCAACGAGAATTCCTGCTGCGCCTATTGAGGTGGACAAGGTCCTTATTGGCACGGCCCAGAAGCAATCAAAGTTCTCAGGAAACTTACTATGGAGGGGAGACATCGTGTTGAGGTTGCAAGTCAACGCGACGCGTTTTCAAAGTGGCAGATACCTCCTTGCCTGGTTCCCAACATGCGGGTCCAATTTCACAGATGCCAGTGTTCAGGCGTTTTACCGCATGCATTCGTGCAATCTGATGCAAATTTCGCAATTGCCCCATGCAGAAATCGATATTGCGAAGCAGACCTCAGTTGAATTGCGCATCCCGTTCACGTCCATCTACCCGTTCCATACTGTCAAGTCCACAGGTTCAGACATGGGATTGGGTGCCGCATTCATCTTCCCTTACGCCAAGTTAGCGGGAGGGAGTGGCAACACTACTGCCCCTTTTGTTCTTTGGGGCCATTTTGAAAACATCGTTTTATCTGGTCCGACGGTTACACAGTCTGGTATTGGAGGTTCTTCAAACGCTGGGATTGAAGTGAGGAGTGCTCTGCCTTCTGAAAAGAAAAGACAAAACGAAAACGTTTCCCGTTACAACAGGATTAACGTTCCCTATCCTGCAAATGTCGATACGCGTTCAGCATCGACGACTCTCGGCATGTTGTCCACAACAAACATAGCCCAGAGTGTGGGACAAGGAGACGGAACCCAAGAAACTGGAATCGATTTCATCAAAAAGAGGCCAGCTTATTTGACCACGTTCAATTGGCCTGCGACTTCTGCCACGGATACGAACTTGTTGTCTTACGGCCACAACGTGCTCTACAC